TCTTTATAGGAGCTATTATATCGCCAGTAAAAGATTCTGCGAAGTCATGAATCATAAAAGCCAAGACCTCTTCAGCGGTAGAAGACTCGTGCATTATCACACTATAATGTATCCTTGTTTTGCCGTTAAAGCGGCATTGCTTTTGAAGACTGTTCATTATGTCTCCGAACTTTATGTCATCAACATCTAAGTTCAAGATATTTACTAGGCTATCTTGTGTGCCTATTAGGATTTGTTCCATTGTGTGAAGGTTTTAATTAAGGTTAAAATTTGTCATTTGACAGACTTAATATATATAATCTTAGTATAATATCAAATAAATATATATATAGTCTTAAAATTAAAATTTAAGCGCTTAATACTGTATATATATATATAGTTCAATAGCATTAAATTCTATTTTGTTTTATACTAAAATTAGCATAAATTAAGATTAATAAAATTGACTGAAAAAATCAGTCTTAACAATAAATCTTCAATAATTACACATTATGAGTAACTTTAAAATCTTCAAGGAAAATAACCTTTGGCTTCAGCACGTTGACAAAATAGTTCCTAACTCTCCTTTCGAGGAATATGCAAATACGCAAGCTTACAACTTCTCATCACTAAGCAAGATTAAAAAGAATAGCTTTAAGCATTTCTTGCATGAAATGAAATTTCAGAAGCCTTCTGAGACAAGAGATATGCAGTTCGGAAGGGTATTGCATGAATTTGTTTTCGAGGAATCTTCATTCTATGGCAAATACTATTGTCCGCAAAATGTAGAAGAAACTCTTGCTGACTTTGGTGATATTGACTTCGATGAAAAAGAAATGAAAGACCTTCAGGAAAAAGGAGTTTCGTATTTTACAAACGGAGCAACAAAGGTAGGAAAAAAGTTCAAAGCATACTGCGAAGCTAAAAAAATAGGTATTATATCAGACCAAGATTTTACACTTGCAAAAAGAATAAAGTCTTCGATTATTGGAAATCCTATACTGAGAAAGATAATGGAAGACAAAGATGGTCACTCAGAAATAAGCCTCTTCTGGACAGACAAGGAATTTGGGCTTCCTATGAAAGGAAGAATTGACAGATTAACTCCTAACCTTGAAAATGACTTAAAGTCATGCGTATCTGCGCATCCAGCTTCGGTTCTCCATAGTGTTAAGAAATATCTTTACCATATGCAACGAGCGCTTTACATAGATGGTCTTGCCTATCATGGCATAGAGGTCAAAGCTTCTTTAATGTGGTTTGCTGAGAAAAATAGTCTTGCTTACGTTCAACCTTATCGAGTTAAAGTTGACTCTGATGAAATGAGACTTGGAAGAAAAATGTATAAAGATGCGTTAAGGCAAGTTGCAGATTATATTGATTCAGGCAAGGCTATTGGATACAAAGACTGGAACGAAGAAAACAAATTCGGAGAATACTTAATTGACTTAAATATTCCGTATGCAGCAAATGAGCTTGCAAAAGGAGGTAATATGCTTGACATAGTGTCAGACGAAGATGAAGATGAAAGCGATGGAGAATAATAATATGAAATCTAGCAGAATAGAAGAAGAATTATCCAAGCCGTTCTATCCAGAGGAACTCGAGTGGCGTGTTGGAGAGAAAAAAGAATATAACGGAGAAGCTAAGATATTGCTTTTCTGCTATGTTTCTAATAGGGCTATAATGAACCGCCTTGATGAAGTAGTAGGCACTATGGGCTGGAAGAATACAGAGCCAACCTTGCGTGCTGTAAAGAACGAAAAGACTGGATGGATAGACGGAGTAAAGAAGACTTACGATGCTATTCTAAACGGATTTACTACTGGCATATCTATTAAGCATAATGGAGAATGGATTACCAAATATGATGGAGCAGAGTTTACTGACTTTGAGCCGTTCAAAGGAGGTCTTTCAAATGCAATGAAAAGAGCTGCAGTTCAATGGGGTATCGGCAGATACTTATACGAGCTTGAAAAGACTATGGCTGTCGTTCACTTCTCAGGAGATAATTCTGTAAAAATAGGAAACTCTTGGTTCAAATGGTCGCCTCCTATACTTCCTGATTTTGCTATCTTAGGACATAACGAGCCTGCTACTTTAGACCAAAGGCAAGAAATGGCTGACTTCTTTAAAGGCGCTGACCAAAAGATGCAGAATTGGATGCTAAAAAATTGGTTTAGCATTAGCAGGGCAAATGCTTATAAAGCTATAATGAACATGAAGCACTCTGACGCTCAATCAAAGAAAACAGACCTAAAAAAGTTTGAAGCTTATGTTGAAAGTCTTAGCGCAGCTGCTTCTAAAGAACAACTATCAGAAGAGAAGTCAATTCCTGGATTGCAAACTGCAAAACCAGTAAACGATATTGGCGAACACTCTTCTCAGCCAGAATCTAAAAAGCCTTCTGATGAAAAGAAAGACGTTGAATCTTCCGCAAAAAAGCCTGCTCAGAAAGAGAATGCAACCGAGCCAAAAGCCGAAGCAAAGAATCCGACCACTGCAATCGAAGCCCAACCAGATCCTTCGATGGATGAACTCTTCGGCGAACTCGGAATAGGATAGTATGAATATCTCAGTAAAGCAAGCCAGAAAATATAGACACTTCGTATTTGACTTTGAGTACGATAAAGAGAAAGTCTATGCCCTAAAAAATATTGCTGGAGTAAAGTTTAACCCTAATAAGAACAACTGGAGTGCTCCGATAGGGCAGGAGTCCTCTTTAGTTCTTCGTAAGCTTATCGAGTCTGGAATAGCGGAATCTGTAACAGATGAAGTTATACAGACTATTGAGTCTTACAAGACAAAAGAGGACTTCTTTGCAAGTGCATCATCAGCAAAGTCTGCGAGTCGCGATTTCGTTATTCCAGATCTGGTAAGCACAGATGGGAAGAGATTATATCCATTTCAGAAGGCTGGAGTCGAGTATATGATAAAATCTAAAAGATGTATAAATGCAGATGACATGGGTCTTGGTAAAACTGCTCAAGTTATAGCTGCTGCATGGACTGCTGGAGTATATCCAATGTTGGTAATATGTCCTTCTGTTGTAGTAAAAAAATGGAAGAGAGAATTTAACGAATGGACTCCAAGAGTTAAAGTACAGATGCTCGTTGGAAATCTAATAGATACATCTGCCCATGTTTACGTAATGAACTATGAGCAACTTGGCAAGTATAAGAAAAACCTCATGTCGATGAAGTTTGAAGGTATTGTTGTAGACGAGAGTCACAGAACAAAAAATAAGAAGTCTATACGCTTTGAGAACGTTTACGACATTGCGAAAGATAAGCAGTTTATATTTTTATTGTCTGGAACTATTATAGAAAATAAGCCAGAAGATCTTATTCCTCAGTTGAAGATACTTGATAGGCTATCTGACTTTGGCGGAGTCACATCATTCTTGAAAAAGTATTGCGATATGAAGTTTACTGAATACGGAATGAAAACAGATGGAGCAAAGAATCTTAAGCTATTGAATGAAAGACTTCGTGCTATTTGCATGGTACGAAGAACTAAGAAAGATGTAGCTAAGGAGTTAAAAGGCAAGTCTATTCCGCAGGTTATAAAAATGGACATAACAACAAGAGACGAGTATTCTGAAGCTGAGAGAAATCCAGTAAAATGGCTATTTGAAAAGAACAAGAATAAACGCACTAATCTTGCTGTTTCTGACCTATTTGACGGAACTAAAGACGAGAATGTTGCCCCTGAAAGAGACGAGATGATTCTCGAGTTTATCAACGCTTTGAAATACGTTTCTGCAATGGGAAAACTTAAAAGCATTTACGCTTGGATAGAAGAGATGGCTAAACGAAAAAAAAGCGAAAAGTTTGTAATCTTCTCAGGCATAATAGATGTTCAATACGCCTTAAAGAAGCATTTTGGATGCCTTTCGATACTTGGCGAAGATTCAAATGACAGAAGAGATACTGTAAACTTGATGTTTGAAAAAAATCATGCGCCTACTAATATTCGTGACAGAATAATAGTGTGCAGTCTTAAAGCTGCAAACTTCGGGATAAACTTAGTATCTGCAAATAATGTAATATTTACAGATTTTGGCTGGACGTCAACAATACACGACCAAGCCGAAGATAGATGCAACAGACTCGGTCAACAGAAGTTTACTAACTGCTATTATGCAATAGGTAAAGACTCTATTGACGAAGACCTTTTTGCTTTGATACAGAAGAAAAAAAACATAGTATCTCAAGTTCACGATGGCGTAGAGATAGAAGAAGAAAACTATTCTGTTCTTGACGAACTTAAAACAATAATTGCAACAAGATACAATATTTAACTTATGAGTTTAAACCAGAAGCTATTGCCCTTCGAAAGAGCAGCTGTACTCCGAGCTTTCGGGTATAACATAAAAGGCTCTTCTGGAGAAATCTATAACATAAGAAACAAAGCCTATCGAGATAGAAAGCCAAGCTTGTGCATAAATCTTGATAATGGACTATGTAACGACTTTGGAGACGCAAACTTTTCTGGCGATATAATAAAACTTCTAATAAATCAAATGGGATTGTCTTTTAAAGATATTGCCATTCGTATAGAAGAAATAATCGGAAGAAATCTAAGCGAAGCTCCAGTGTTTGAAGACACTTCAAGGAATGTTAAAAAAGAGCCGTTTTATAACGAGTTTACAATGAGACATACAAAGAAGATGAATGAAAAGCTAAGAGAAGCCTCAGATTCTGTTGTTGACTATACTTTCTGGTATGATGGAATAGTTAGTAAAAATACACTTCTTAGATATGGATGCGGACTGTATTCGTATCAAGATTATGATTTAGGAAGATCTGGAAAGTCTTTTCTTATAAATACCTTCCTATCTATACCATATAGGACTGGAGTAATGCTATATAGGCGTTCTTCTGAAAAGATAGTAAGACATATAAAAGGAAGTTCTGCTACAGAATCTTTCTTTGGTCATAGTAAAAAAATGAAGAAGGACAATCTTTTAATCATAGCCAAGTCTCCTAGAGAAGCAATGAGCCTTGCTGAGTATTTGAACTTTAACTATAACGTTTTTGGAATGAACTCCAATGAACATATAAAAGAAATATCTCAAATACAACAAGATCAAATTGAATCTGTCAAGCATGAAGACTATGCTTTAAACATAAAGCTTCTAATAGACTGTGACGATGAATCTTCGTTTATCAAGGCAATGGAAACTGCGACAGTTATCAAGAATAAGCGTAAAGATATTATAGTACACTTGTGTTCTATACATCATGCTTCAGATGGCGAGTCTAAAGATTTTTCAGACTTGTTTCAAAATTCTTTGCCTCCTGATGTTAGCGACAAGATTCAAATATCATCAAATAAGAAGCTAAATCAAAAGAACTTCGATATATTTAAAAAAGCAATACAAGAACCAATAAAAATAATATAAATATGGAAGATTTATTAAGCAAAGAGCAAATGGAAAAAATTGAAGATTTCTTTTCAACACTATGCGAAGAGATATATAGAGACAACTTCGATAGAGGATTCTATGACGAGCCACTTGCGATAGCAGAAAACCTAGTTGGAGCAAGCGACAATATCAGGAGATACTTCGAGGATATGATTAATGTAAAATCACTCGCACTTGCGTCTGGAGAGATAAGTGAAGCTATCGAAGCTATAAGAAAAGGAAAGACTTGCAAGACTCAAGTAGGATTCGTATTTGAAAACCAAGAGAACTTTAAACAGTTTTTTGAGCAGTTTTATAAAGACACATTAGAAGATGAAATATCAGATGCAATAATAAGACTTTTAGATTTTGCTGGAAGAAATGAGATTAATATCGGAGCTCATATTTACTTAAAATTAATGTACAACTTGGAAAGAGGTTATAAGCATGGAAAAAACTTCTAATACAATCGGAGAATGGATTAAGAATATTAGAATAAACAAACTCAATATCTCTGCTGCAAAGTATTCTAAGATTATCGGAGTTGACTATCAGACAATATACAACTACGAATCTGGAAAGTTTAATCCAAGTGACAAAGTTCTTATTGGCATAGCAAGGTCAATCGGGATTGATATAACAGACGATATAGAACTCGGAGTGTTTATGACATTTACAAGATTTATGTCAATAAAAACTACTCTTCCTGTCAATATGCAAGACTTAGCCATTAGAGGCTTGTTTGGCGTATCAATAGGAAGCAGAAGGTTAAATGAGGTTGACGAAGTTGATATAAAGAAAATATCAGACTATATGAAAGCAAGTATGCAAAGATGAAGCAGATAGAACTCGAAGGATATAAGTCTCACAAAACAGAGTTTGGAGTATATTATCTTGGAGACAATGTCGAAATGATGAAAAAGTTTACAGATAATTACTTCGACATAGCGGTTGTAGACCCTCCGTATGGTATAGGCGAGGATGGAGCAAAAAACCATTCTCGTGGAGCCAAGACTGGATTTAAAGGTCAAAAGACACAATCTCTTGCGCCTTCGAAAAAATACACTCCTAAAGAATGGGATAAAAATATTCCTACTCTTGAGTATTTTCAAGAGTTGAAAAGAATATCAAAGTATCAAATTATATGGGGAGGCAATTATTATTTGTCTCTATGCGAAGAAGAATCTGAACCTTCTCAATATATCTTTGGAGATCCAGTTTACGATACTATCCCAGTATTGGGTGCAACATCATGCTGGATAGTATGGGATAAACAAAACGAAGGTAACGACTTTGCAGACTGCGAATTAGCTTGGACTAATTTTAAATGTGCAGTAAGAAAATACTCCTATAAATGGAACGGTATGCTTCAGAAGGATATGAAAAACAAAGAAGTTAGATTGCATCCTACACAGAAGCCTATTGACCTTTATAGATTTATAGCTGAGAAGTTTATAATAAAAGAAGGAAAGAAGTCAGTAAAGCCACACGAAGGAGAGACTCTTATAAAGAGAGTTCTTGACACAAACGTAGGTTCTGCTTCAAGCATTATAGGATATATAACGGAAGCTATATATTATAAAGCTAATTTTAATATCTCGATAGAATATGTCGGGATGGAGATAGACGAAGAATACTTCGGTCTTTCTTGCCAAAGGATTGATAATGAAAAGTACGGCAAAGGCTCGGTACTAAGAAACGACTCAACAAAAGAACTTGACAAACATGGACACCAAGCTGGATTATTTTAGAAACCAAACTGCAAAATGCGGATACTTTATGGAAGATGCCAAATGGTATCAGGAGGTCAATATGCTATACAATGCAGAAGGCACAGATTGCTATAAAGTTTATAATGAAGACTTTAAAGCTGTTGTTACAGTAAAAGAAAAAGAAGTCTGCGTAATGGCTTTATACTTTTTTCTCAACGAGGAGACTCTTAGAGTATTTGTATCTTGTGTAAAAGAGTATGCTATAAAGCACCAGATTAACATAAGATTTATGTCAATTATGGAAGCAGATACTAGAAAATTATTCTCCAGAATATCTGGATTTTCACAAGTAAGAAACACATTTGATATAGTATGGAAGTATTAAAAAAAACACAAACAGTCTTGTGCCTAGATCTAGGCATCAAGACTGGCTATTGCATAGGATATGACAATGGAATTATTCTTGAGTTTGGCACTATAAACTTCTCAATATCTAATCCAAACAAAGAAAGCATACCTTCAAGATTGCATGAATTTGTAAAAGAAAAGATCGAGACTTTCTCCGTAGACCACGTTTACTATGAGGAGTTAAACTTTTCAACCACTACTTATGCCACACAAGCTCATGGAGCTTATGCTGCTATGGTTATATTTGCGTGCCAGGTTTTCAAAGTAGAGCATACTGGAGTTGGAGTTAAGGCAATTAAAAAAGCCTTGACAAATGACGGGAACGCAAGCAAGATGGCAATGATGCACCATGCTAAAGACTTCTGCGCAAGGCGATTTAAAGCATTCTCATTGAAGATACATGATGATAATACAGCAGATGCAATAGGAATTTTTGCCTATGCGTCTGGAGCTGGCTTTAAATTCATTCCCAAGAATGTTAAAAAAAGGTGAATTTCGATTTTAAGCGCTTAAAATATAGTTAGGTATATATTATATCAAACTTTTGGTTTTAAGCGTTCTTAGGGCAAATTTGAACGCTATTTTTATTTTTAAATAGCATTGTATATACAGTTTTGATATATATATATTTACATAATCAATTTAAACATACTTACCAATATGATAAAAGAAGAAGTGATAGAAATCGCACTTGGCGATAATTCAATGAAGACATCTGAAAAAAAACTACTCTTGTTTCTTATAGAAAATTGTTACGAGCAAATGACAACACATTTAAACCTTGAGGTAGTTTATATTTCGGGTCATACTGAATTATCAAGACCTACTGTTTATACAGCTCTTGAAGGATTAAAATTCTTAGGACATATAGAGCAGATTAGAGTATGGAAAGAAATAAACGTCTGCTTTGTAGAGAAATTATTACAATCTTCCCCTCCTGATGTGGTTGAATTTGGCACAATTAGCTTCGATATGCCAAAAAACACGTGTAAAGAAATTTTACAGAATGGTAGTTTATCGTGTAAAGAAACTTTACAGAATGATAGTTTGTCATGTAAAAAAACTTTACATAATAGTAAATATTTTGGAAATCTATTTTTTGACCGAATTTTTATGAATGTAAAGAAACTTTACACCATAAACGAAGAATGTAAAGAAACTTTACACGATAAAGGCACTATATGTAAAATATCTTTACACTTACATAAATCGCTTAACCTATTGGTTTTAAACGATTTAGCTAAAAAAAGAGCTGAAAATATGCGATTATTTTCTAAAATTGCCCTAAAAAACTCCTATATATATACTATTAATAACTTAAAACTAATAAACTATATAGACTTAATATTTTTTAACGGAACTATAATAGATTTAATTATTTCAATTTCAGAAGGGAATACAGAAAAAAAGAAGTTTGTTGTAGAATATCGGTACAAAGCAGAAGATGTTCCTGAAAGCCTCCTGAGAATAGACGGCTTTGATGAAGCTTATAAAGATTGGCTAAAGTATCGTAAGCGCGAGAAAAAAGAGCCAGTTAGCGAAAGTACCGCAAGAGAGGAGCTAGCCTTTTTATCCGAGATGGATAGTCCAATTGACGTTATAAGATTCTCCATAAGAGTTTCGGCAAAGTCTTTAATAGATACAAGAAAAGACAACAATAGCAATTTTAACAAATCTTCTCAAACGGAAGATGTTTATGCAGTAACTCACAAAAGAAGAGTATTATGACAAACGGAGATAACATACATTCAGAAGATACAGAAAGAGACATTCTCGGAATATCTCTGAAATCTAGTTATGCAGCTCCGTATATATTTGATTCATGTACACCTGAAGACTTCTACAACCCTATAAGGCACAAGATATTTGCAGTAGCAAAAGCTTTGTACGACAAGACTCGTTCTGTGTCGAGAGCTGGAGTTGAAGACTTATTTAGGACAAAAGTAAAAGACTACAAGGAATACACATTAGAAATTGATATGTGTACCTTATATTCAAAAATTGATGCGCATGAAGAAAAGGTAAGAATACTTAAATCTTACACCTTCAGGAGGTCGATATATAATAGGTCAAAAGACTTGATGATATTGTCTGCAGACCCATCAACGCCAGTCGATGAAGTACTTGCTCGTTCATCAAAATTCTCAGAAGGTCTTTATACTGGATACGAAGAAGTTGGCATAGACCCTACAGAAGTTGGCGAAGAAGACGCTCTTGAATTGCTTCATTATGACGTTGATGTTTTCGATAATATCTTCTACAGAATAGGCGGAAGAGCAAGATCTACAACAGAACTTATTTTCGCAAGACCTGGACAAGGAAAGACTTTCTATATAAAAATGAAAGAAGCTATGCTTGCCTATTGCGGATACAAGGGTCTTAACTTTCACTTAGAAGATACAGTAAACGAAGCTGCAAAAAGACTAATGGCTTATGATATTGGAGAGAAGGCTAAAAACATAAAGATTATAACGACTCACAAGTATCTTCACGATATAATCCAAGATATAAGATACTATCACGCCAAGTTTGGAATAGATTTCTTTTCTGTTGACCACTTGGGAAGAGTGAGAGTTGCTGGATTTGACTCAAGACATAAGCTAGAAGCTCAAATAGAAGTTAGTAATAGATTGACAGACTTGTGTAGTGAGTTAAATATATTTGGAATGTTTGCAGTTCAGCCGAATAAGTCTAAAGATAGAGAAGGCTGGAGGTCAATACTAAGAGAAGAAGATCTAAAAGGAGCTACAGAAGTGTTTGAAGATGCGTTTGTTGTAACAACACTCTTCAGACCTAACGTATATCCAGAGCTTCGGTCTAAAGATGGGAAACAAGTAAAAGACTTCGAGGGCAATATGGTCTTCTATGATTCTGTATATGTTTCTCAGATTAAAAACAGAAGGCAAAGACTCGAAGGCGACTTTGTCCATCTTGTTCAACAAGGCAATAAATTAATCTTTGCTAAAGACATTAATAAAAATCCTTCTGAGATTAGAAGCTCAGAAGGATTACCGTACATTGATGAAGAAGCAGCTTTCTGATAAAGAAACCAATCTCCAATATATGCTAAAGCGTAAAGAAGGAAGCGTAAAAGGCGTTCCAAAAGAATTTGTTATACAAGAGTTTAGAAGAGCCATTAATCTTGGCTATTATATACTATTAGAAACAGACAAAAAAGCCCTTCAGCTTCAGCTTTAGGACTGGGTAAGTAGCAATCCAAATAATTCTCTTCAGAATATATCTGTAAAAGAAGCTATAAAAAACAAATACGAGAATGGAGTTGATTTCTATCTCGTACCAAGAAACAAAACAATACACATAAACTCTAAAGGAGTAAATCTATATGGCTAACGAAGGTCAATCATACGATAACGAAAAAAGAGGAGCAATATTCCCTTCTGAATACAAAAAAGCTGCGATTGCAAAAGGTCAGCCTAATGCAGATAAACTTCCAGATGGAAGCGGAAGTCTTGTTGTAAATGGAGTCAAATACTATGTTTCATCTTGGACTAAAACTGGACAAAAAGGAAAATTTATCTCTTTCTCTATCGAATCAGAAGAAGATGCTCAAGCAAGGTCTAGTGCAAAAAAAGGCGGAAACTCTGGTGGATATGCTGCCCCAAAAGCAGGAAGCGGAAATCAGCAAGCCACTGCTTCGAAAAAATCGCCAATCATGCCAGATTTTGAAGACGATGACTTGCCATTCTAATGGAAAGAGTTGAAGCTACCATAAAAGAAACTAAAGAGGAGTATTGGATTAACAAATCATGTACTCCTTCGGAGGTTTATTGCAGTATTAAGTATTATGACTCAGACTTTAAGTCTTGCGGAATATACGAAGAATGGGCTATAAATGTACCTTCTATAATACTTAGATATATGGAATCAAGATTCGTTCACTGCCTTCATTACGAGACAGAAATATATCACTTGTTTGTTTATGTTGACGCTATTAAAAAAGCAAAGAAGCATCCAGCTTATGATATATTCTGCGTAAGAGAGTCTGACTGCATACAAATAAGCAAGAGTAAAGATTCTCCTGATTACGACATATCAAGGCTTCGTGAATACAATATGAGATACAAAAACGTGTCCAAGATAAAAAATCTAACTTGCTCTTATGCAGGATTCAATGAAGCTGAAAGGCTTCTTGTCAAGCACGCAAAAAAAGAAAAGATAGAAGCTAAAAAAGAACAAAAACAATACAAACAAGGAAGTTTATTCTAATGGCAAGGAAATTTAACACAACTGGTAAAAAGATAAAAAAGTCTGCGTTTAACGTTAAAGGTATATTTGTAATATCTTGGCTACGCTTTGATGAAGAGCCATCAGGACTTTATTATAAAGAAGACGCAAGCGGAAATCAAATGTTTGCAGTCAGTTCTCAGGAGGCTAAAGAGTTTAAAACAGAAAGAGCAGCTTGGGATTTTGCGGAACATCTTATGGACAAGGAGTTAAATCCATTCCCATATTTTGATGTGGAGCAGATTGTAGTATGACGCAAGAAAAAAAAGGACACTTTTCATAGTGTCCTTTTTACAGTGATTTCAAAAATTAACCTAATAAACGTTCTTTATTTTGCGATTAAGCGCTCAAATTTGCCCTAGAAACGATTAACTATATTTTAATGATATAAGTATTGACTATCATTTTTTAAGCGCTTAAAATCAAAATTCATTATTCTGCACTAATTACCTCGATAATGTAAGAAACACATTCTTCTTTAGATTCAAAGACTAATTCATCTCGAATCTTGTCGCCATTTCTCATTTTGATAGTAGTAAAATTCGTAGTCAAAGTATAGTCATCTCCGTAATAAATACCCCAAACAATGCCCTTTATAGGAGCATTGTTTTTGGAATACCACACTTCACGACCTAAGATAGAAAACGAAGCAATCATAATTATTTTTGGTCTAATTTCTCGTATATTTTACTAAAGTTTCGCTGCATTGAATCTTTAATTTCTTGCATAAATAAATTTATTGAAGTCATTGTAAGCTTGATGTTTTCAACTTCTTTATTAAAAACGTTCTTCATGTTTTCAATATCTTTACTAAAAGATGTTTCTATAATGTGCTTGTTATGCTCAATAGTATACTTGTTGCTTTCAGAGTCTTTCTGAAGAACTTCTATTTTTAGTTTCACTT